AGGCGTGCCCAACGTTTGAGAGATAGTGATAGTGTTATTTGTAGCATTAGTACAATCTATGCTTATAGTATCGTCTAATAATGATTGTGGGCCTGGTGTGTACTGTCCAACTGTAGTAACCCCATTAGGTGCTGGCGCAAACCAATTGTAAGTGTTTCCGTCTAACGTAACCGCTCCAGCTGCGTCTATTTGTTGTCCAGTAGCTGTCACTGCTACAGCTTCATTAGCTGTACCATATATAGTTTCAAAATTAGCAAAAGTAACATGTTCTGGTTGGTCTATTACCCAATCATTTATACTAGTTGATACTTGTGCCCAAGCTGCTACTGGTGCATCTGGAATATCTGGTATAGAACCACCTGAAACCGCCACAGAGCTTGTTACTGAGAAATTATTAATATCGGCTTCCGTTGAACCTATAAAATATATAGCTATTTCCATACCACCTGTAAATGAAGGTGTAAAAGTAAAAGTTCTAGAATCGTATACATCAACACTATACTGGTATTGACCAGGATTTTGGATAACTGTAGTTGGTGTTGTTACTTGACTGCCAGGTAAATTAAAAGTAAAACTACTACCATTTAATTTAGCAGCTACACTTATTTCAGTGTTTGGATTAGGATTTATAGTAGGATTACTAGCAGTCGATCTAATTCTATAGCTGTAAGAGCACGTGTATGTTACGCCGTTTTCTACGCTTATAGTTTGTTTAGCACTACCGTTAGAATAAGTACCGGTATTGTTGCTGTTACTAACGATACCACCAGTAGTGTTTACGTCTTTTCTAGTTAAAATCCCATCACTTATATTTGATACGTAAGTAGATCCGGTTGCAGGGTTAAATCCTGATCCGGTTATTGAGACAGCGGTAGCGGTGTCATCTATAGAGATATAAGTTTGAGCATTAGTATAAGCAGCATAATTTGTTGCATCACCTGCCATAGTCCAATCACCATCATAACTAAACTCTGTGTTTGTTACTGCTTCAACGTCAACAGTACCTGAAAAAGTATCAGCTTGTTGAAACTGTCCTTGTGCTATAGCCGCGTATTCAGTTACAACAGGTTGAGTGTTTAAAATAGGATTTAAAATACCAGCGTAAGAGCTGCTTGAGTTAGTGGTTGGGTCTAGTGGTAAAACATTACTATAATCTAAATTTGTACCAAGTGGTAAAATATTTGTTAATATCTCGTCACCTGTTATAGTGGTAGATACCACTTCTGTTCCTTGACTGATATCAGCGTTAGTTATAACATTACTAGTTAAAGGCTGTTTTAAAGTTAAATTATAATTTTGTTTATAAGCATCATATGTACCAACTAAACTTCCAGCCAACGCAAAGTTATCTCTAAAATAATCGTGCATACCTGCATCGGATATAGGTGTTAACCCATCATTTGATAATCTTAATACAGCACCTCTAGCTTTATCTGTAAAATAAGCTCTATAAGATTCTTTAGCAAAAGACTCTGGGTTTTTAGATATACCATAATCACCTATAAAAGGAATAGTTTGGCCTAGTACATTTATATTAGCTGTTAGCTGTGGTTTACCATCAGCGTTAAATACAGCATCTTTATTAGCTAATATTTTAACAACTCTATCTTCACAGAAAGTAACTAAATCTGTGTTTCTACTAAATAGTTTTTGTATACTACCATAAGTAGGATTAATGTCTTTTGTAATTTTATCAGCCATTATAAACTGATTTAACTCATTTAAACCTGAGTTAGAATTATATAAACCTGAAAATATTAAACCATATTTTCTGTGTTCTTCTTGATAAGGTTCCTCTGTTGTTGTAGATGCTCTTGCTCCATTTAGTATCTGCATCTCATTAAAATCATCTCTTATTCTATCAGATTCTATACCGTTACCAAATGAAAAACAATTATACCAACTTAAACCAGTTTCATTTTTTGGATCTATATCTGGGTCTATTTCAAAGTGTGTTCTATAATCACCGCTTACAGTAGTGTTGTTGGCTAATATTGTACCTGTAGTATAGCTACCATCTTGTCTAATAAATCTTACTTTTTTGCCAGCGTAATCTATTACATTACCACTACTATCTAAATCGTTAAAACCAGGATTAGCGGTAAATAGTAGTGAACCGTTGTCTAACGTCCATTCGCTTAAATAAACTTGATTAGCATCTATTATTATACCACCGTTAATAGCATCTGGAAAATCATTGAATTTTATTTTACATCCTATAGGCGCAAAAACCTCTGCATTTTTTTCGTTTAATTTACAAGGTATCGCTCCACTAGCTTCGTAATATATATCTAAGTCGGCATTTCCTTTTGGTTCTGTTTCCCATATAGCAGGTGTTGTTGAAACTCTGCCTATTACAGCACGTGGATCTGATTGTATAAACTGTATACCAGACATACCAGTTCCGTCTAACTCTACACCAGCATCTAAAGTAGCTGTTCCTTCAACAGGATTAAATGGCGTTACATTTGGATCTGTAGGATCTTTATCTATTTCTAAGATATAACAAACCCTTCTGTTACTAGCTTTAGCAAAATTTTCTAATCTTTCTTTTAGTATATTAGCATAGTAAAGTTCACTACCAACAACACCTACAGCACCTGCTACGTTTTTAGCCTCAGCCCATGCTATAGCTGCTTCTTCTACACTGTTACCACTAGCCACAAGTTGTCCACCGCTTTGGTCCCACACAAATCTTCTTCTCCAAGGTGTATGATTATATAAACGTTTTTTACTTAAAGATTTTATAGTATAAGTGGTGTTAGATGCGTCTGCTTTAAATACAAACTTAGAACCTGCTTGTATAGCGTTAACAAAATTGGCTATTTCGCCGTTAGTGTCATCAGCTGCTGGCCAAGCTGGATCCCATTGATTATAATGTTGATCAGCGTAATTTGTATCATAACCTTGCCCAACTCCTGGACCAGGAGCACCACTAAGAGTAAATTCGTCAGAACTAGCGTTAGAATCACCGCTATCAGTAGTGTAATTACCTTCTAATTCTAGTATTCTCGCTTTCCTAGAAGCATCAGCTATTATAGTTCCGTCTTCTTTAGTAAAAATACCACCACCCCATATTCCTTGTAATTTTGTTCCTAAGCTGTTTATACCTCTTAAACCGCAACCAGCTATATCTTGTATTGTAAGTGTATCAGGTAATAAGTTTTCTCCTGGAGCTAGAAAAGATAAATGTAAAAATATTTTACCATTATCAGTTGAACCATTACCATAAGTGTTATCTTGATTCCATGTACCTGTATTTAGTTCACCTTCTGCTCTCCATCTTTTTATACCATCTACGTCTGTGTGTTCGTCTGTAGTTTGTATTAAACCATCTATAGCATGTACAAAACCTCCACTGGTAGCTGTAGTAGCTAAACCAAGCGCAGTTGTTGTCCATGTTCTATCTTCTGTTATAGCGGAGTTAGCGCCATCAAAGTTATTAACTAAAAACCCTTGGCCGTTATTATTGTTTACATCCCAACCATCTTTACTGTCTTTAGCAAAAGGCTTCCATCTGTAAGTACCTTCAGCGACAGTTCTATAAAATTTAGTAGAGTTACCTTCATGAGCGTCATTAGGGCTTTCTAGTTGTGGTGAGTTTACAAATATTTGTACTATGTGATCTATAGCACTTTGAAATTGTTGACCACTCATTATTCTAGGATAATAATTTATCATTTGAGGATCTTGGGTCCATACAGTAGGAGTTGGACCACCACTACCTAGTGCTAATTGAGATGTGTCTAGAGCGTTACTCCACTCCATCTCACCATATATAGTTGTATTACCTTTTATTGGATCTCCAGCATTTCTAGCAAAAAAGTTATTAGCACATTGCCCAGCTACAAAAGTTAAGTTGTCAATAAAAAAATGACCACCTGAAGCTTTAGCGCTAAATCCGCTATGGAAACCAGCTAAAAGATCCCAGTTAGAAACATTATTAGTATAAGTGTTAGCTGCTGAAGATGTTGATGTAGTTAACGTACCTGAAAATCCAGCTATATCATTTAAGTTTTGATCTGTTGAACTTTGTGTTGTGTCAGGTAAAGTAGTGTTATAAGCGTTAGAATTAATAATACCTGTTGTAGGATCACCAGCTGTAGTAGCCTCTGGATCAGCCCACCAAGTAACATCTTGTGTCATGTTAATAATATAAGTGTCTAGTAAATCATCTTGTACATTTCTTAAATCACCTGTTACGCCTTCTTGAGAAACAACTTTAACAAAAAATCTACCTGAAAACTGGTCCATATCTTTTGTGTCTTTTCTCTCTATTTTAACTACTAAGTTTTCATTTAATCTATCTGAGTTTGATGTATTTGAAGCTAAAGTAGCATCATCACTTGTTATAGACTCCGCTAATGTCATAACATAAACAGCTGAAGTTCCAGGGTTACTAACTCTTATATCAGATATTCTATATCTTTTTGAAGTTTCTAGTGTATCTTGATCGTGCCAAGAAATATATAAATTTTTAACACTATTTTGTGCGTCGTCACTATTAATCAAAGAAGCGCCGTCACCTGTAACAGATGCTTCAAAGTTACTTTTATCTAACCATATAGTGGTATTGTCAGACACATCCATTCTGTGTACATCACTTGTATATAAACCAGCATTAAAACCAACTGTTCCACTAACACCTCCTCCGTTATCTAATATACCATTATAAGAACCAGAAGCGCCACCATCTTTGTTAGCATGTGTTCCTAACGTCATATAATGAAACTTGATAGCATCAGGTGCTTCGTTTTTAATATCTAATATTTTAAATCTGTTCTCTATAGGAAATTGATTTTCTCCTGGTTTTATTTTTCTTTTTAATATTATGTAATCTTCTTCTGTTAGTTTGTTTCTATCAGAAGATGGAAAAGAAACCCATATGTGGTTGTCTTCACCTATAGCACCTTCTGTACCTATTATATCAGAGGTAGGGCTATAAGCTTTATCCATTACTAAGTTGTAATATTCTGTAGAAGTTTCTTTAACATAAAACTTATAATAATCAGCCCAGTCAGGTAAAGTAGAATTTAAATGAGTTTTTAATTGATAAGATTGACTAGCAGATAACATACCACCTTTTTCCCAAGGTATCTTAACAGCACCATCTGTAGACGTAAATACAGGTGTTTCTCTACCGTATTCATCTCCAAATATAACTCCTAGTTGATAATTTCTTTGTGACTTTAAAGAACGCACGCCACCTAAGCTAAAATCAGATGGTTGATACTGGTCTCTATTTATATAATCTACACTTAAACCAGGTGTTACACCTAAATCATAGTTTTGAGTGTAGTTAGCGTAAACTATTCTACTACCAGTAACTTCTTGAGCTAGGGCTTTTTTAGGTACATTATCCCAAGGCCTTAACAATTGATTTGATGGTACAGCCGCATATATGTTTTCTGATACTATAGGATATTTACCTTTATAACCAGAATTAGTGTATGCAGCGTTGTTTTGATTAAAACCAAAATCGTTCCAATAGTTGTATTGATAACCAGTAGGTACTGGATCATCTGGTTTTACACTAGCTATAGAAAAAATAACAGGTGAGTTTTCTTGTTTGTATAAAATATCTACCTGAACAACATCGTTAGGTATATCTGGTGATACAAAATCGTATATATCAATAGAATCTATAGAACTAACCATAGCTCTATTATAAGGCTCTTTAACTGAAAGCACAGTATCGCTGTCTATACCGTTTGGATAAGTTGGATTAAAAACAATATCGGTGAAAGGACCAAAAGCAGAATACTCTCCGTCTTCATATTTATACCTGTAAGCAAATCTACAAAATGTTTTTTCAAATAAACTTGGTTTGGTTGTTGCTGAAGTTAAATTTATTTTTACATTAGGTGGAGATGTAGGTTTCTTTTTTATAACAGTAATATTACGCTCGGCTACTTCAACATCGTTACCATCTGCATCTTTAACAACCTCATCGTTTACAATTAATTTAGTATTACTAGGATTATCAATAGTACCAGTTGTACCTTGTTTGCACCTAGAAATACTTATTTTTTTTGGCTCATTAATACTATCAGTCCAAAACAAAAAGTCATCTATTATATTTATACCAGTAATTATTCTATCAGGAAATTTTAGAACACTAGAAGTAGTGTCTATAAAAATAGGAGTAACAGTTAGATCTTTTTTATATTCTAATATAGCGTCAATATTGTCTATCTTGTTAGTAACAAACCAATATATAGTATCATTTTTTTCATCAGTTATACTTCCAATACATTTAAAGTCACTGTTATTTATACCATCGCTAATTCTTTCGTTACCAAATACGTTTTGCACTGTCCCAACATCTGATCCCTCAGAGGTTGTAACTTGGATGTTCATCGCATCTCTGTACTCTCCATTTGGTAATAACCTTTCGTCAAGGTCTTTATTCATCTTGCCTTGAACGAAAGTATTTTTAATCTCCGGCATATACTAATGTTTTATATGTTTAGACTTACCTCTTAATATTTGGGTTAGTTCTTCAATTTTAAAATTAGATAATCTTATTTTCGCTTTTCTAGTAGCGGCAAACTTATCTTTTTTATATCTAAATATTGCGTTAGCGGGAACGTTAGCTCTACTAGACATAACGTCACATAAAATATGCTTATACATAGCATCTTCAGCTAGTTTATGTACTTGCATTTCTGCTTCTGTTCCAAGACCATCGCTTATATAATCTAATATTACAGTTTTTCCTGAAACATTAGATGAAAAATGTATTTTTCCTCTTAACTGGTCTATATAAAATGAACCATTTGTTTGGGCTTGAGTAGGATCTAATCCGTATCTTTGTCCTACATCTATATTAAATCTATAATCATCATCGTAATTATAATCAGTTCTTTCGTTTTCACTAGGATCATCAGTCTTGTAGTTTTTCCAAGTTGATGATTCTGTTATATTTGCTGATGGTGATTTTAACACACTAACACCTGATGATTTAACTGATATATCATCCACCGTGTTTTCAGTTGTCAAAACGCCTAGCTCACCAGTATAAGCATGTGTTTCAAATGGTGCCATAGAAACCACAACAAAATAAACTTTACTGTAGTTCGCTACGTTTACATCTTCTAGTGTTTGTTCTCCGTTATCAACTCCTTCTGACCACTCTACATAACTAGGTGCATTTAACACGGTTTGAAGATCAAAAATATCTGGATTAACGTTAGGCGACATTGGGTAACCTTGTATAACTGTCTGTCCTGTTCCTGGATCAACAGCTGTGTAAGTTGTATCACCAATAAATGTGTTTGTTTTCATCTCGTCTGTAACTTGTGTACAGATACCTATTCTTACTGTTGTAGCTGGTACAGCTGAATCAAGTTCAGAGTTGGTAGTAGATTTTAATAAATCTTCATCATAAGCAGCACTAAATGTTAAAGTACCACCATCGGTGAAACTTTGAGCACCAGACATAGTTATAGTGTTTCCATTTATAGCTGTAACTGTTGGTGTACCAGATAAAGTATCACTACCTGAGACCGCTGTTATAGTTGATCCTACAATAACGTTATTTGCTGGACCCTTACAAGTTAAAGTAGCGTTGTCATCAAAAGATTTAGCTTTATCTAGCGTTAATGTAGTTCCACTTATAATTAAAATTCTTGGTACAGCACCTAAAGCTGTAGCACCATCAGTAGCTGTAATTCTCATACCTACTTCTAAACCTGTTGCACTATCTACCACAACTGTTTTAGAAGCTGAAGCTCCAGCTACAGTACCAGTGGCGCCATTAACGGTTATTGAAACAATAGGTTCTAATGAATCAAGAGTAACAGTTGTTGAACTTGACACAGTACCATTTATGGTTTGTGTAATAGAACCACTTGAGTGTCCAGCATTATATTTATCTATTATACTTCTATATCCACTATAAAATAAATTACGATCTAAATCTTGCCCTGCTGTAAATTTCTCAGCATTACTCATAAGATCCCAGTGTGTTACTGTAGCTGCTTGTGTGTTAGCTGAAGCTGTAACATTTAAAAATTCTATACCATCAACATCTATTTCTTGAAAAGCTATCATTGCTTTACCATGCTTAGCTCCATGTGAACCGTGAGAAGAGTGGTTAAATGATAATTGATTGTTAGCGTTTATAGTTATATTAGAACCTTTAGCTATACCAGAGTAACCTGTTGATATTATATTACCAGTGTTTCTTGGATATTCCCATGTTGTTCTAGATGTACCCATGCTTGGGTTACTAAGATACCAAGGTGCTGCTAGTGCATCGCTAAATAAATTGTTAACTATTAACTCCTCTTCTGGATCAAAAATATATTGTCCATCACTATTTTGTCTTATTTGAAATGGGTTAGAAGTATGTCTAGTTTCATATAAAGGGTGTTTTATACCTGAATCATCAGTCCAACTTAATTTAGTGTAATTAACATAATCGTGTGGAAGTATCATTACCATTGATGGTGGTATATCTATTTGTTGTGATTTAAAAGATTTAAGTGTATCAAAGCTTAATTCCGCTAAAGCTCTTTGAGCGTGAAAAGCAACATCTAGTCTTTTTGCTCTAGGTATAATTTTGTCTTCACCCACATAAACAGCCATGAATTGATTTATAATATCTTCTAAAGTGCAAAATTGATAACTACCGTGATCTGGACCTTGATAATAATCTTTATGTGTTTTATTGTCTAAATATGCCATTTATTTATTGTTTTTCTTGTTGAATACTTTTTACTTCTTCTTGTGTTGCCACTTGTACTAAGTTATAATCCTTAATAGTAACACCAGCCAACTGTAGTATTTTTATTACTAGTTCTACTTGGTCAGATGGATGTAATTCAAAATCTTGATGATCAGCGGCACTAGAGTTGTATAATGGTTTTTCGTTAACAACTATATAAGTCCATTTAGGTTTTTTAGGTTTACGTATATAACTTACAACTAAACTAGCCGCAGCCGTTGGTGTTGGAGAAACACGTATACCACCACCAGCGTTTTCATATTGTACAAAAATAGGACGTCTTTTAGTTGGTTTAGTTAAAGGGCTATTTTCATACATAGCTTTTTCACTAATATTTATTTGCTCTGCTTTAACATAATTTTCACCACCATCGTAATCTATTTCAACAACACCCAGTCTGTACATATCATCAATTGTACTTTCGTTGTAAACACCCGCATGACCTAATGTAGTAGCGGAAAGATTAACAGAACGTCTAAACTTATTAAATCTGTTTATTTTTTCTTCTAAGTTTTTCAACATATCAGAATATTCTGTACTATTGCCAGGTATTCTTTTAAATTGATTTAAATCATAGAAGTATTGTTCAAAAACACTTGTTTGAGCTTGATTAGCATATAAGTTAAATTCTTGAGGTGTTATATAACCTCTTTGTTCTTTATTAGCTAAAGCTAACACTGTTTGATATACTGTGTCTACTTTTATCATAATTTGTTTTAATTTGTAGTTAGTAATCGCCCCGTAGGGCGAATACCACTACGGTGTGATTATTTTAATCTTTTTTCGATACTTTTGTAAATCTCCATACCTTCATCAGTTTTAAACCAATGCGCTAAAGCTGTATATGGATGCTCATCGAAAGGAACTGTCATTAATTTTCTGTTGTTAGAACTCCACATGAAGTGTCTTTGATCATCAGATAATTTTATAATTCCATTTTCTGCTGCTCTAATACCAATGTTTCTAAGTTGAACATTATCATCAGAAGCTAACTCTAAGAATAAAACAGGATTGTTTTTAGCATATATCAACAAATCTCTTTTTAATTCCTTAGAACTCATCTTAGATACCTTAGAACCATACTCTACCCTTAACACTGCCTCTACCGCATCTATGTCTAGTGATTTAGCTACATTAAGTGCTTCTAACTCTAGTTCTAACATTTCTAGTTCGTCTATTGCTTCTATCTCTGGTTGCCACTCAGTAAACAATTTGTTTCTTTCTGGATGGTACAAAGATAAAAGTTTTTGTAATGTTTGTTTATTTCTAGGTACATGAAGTGCTCCGTTTCTAAAAATAATATGAGCTAACCTTTGATCACCTTTCATTTCATCAACAAATGGTGTTTTTTGATTTTCACAATACTTTAACTCTCTTTCGTATCCTTTTTCTTCATCAAAGTAGTATATGTTAGCCGATCTTATCATGTAAGACAACGGTCTTCTTTTTCTACTTAAATAATAAACCCTGTCCTTTATTTCCCAAGTTGGTTTTTTAGGTTCAGTTTTTTTTGGTTTTGGTTGTTCTACAACCTCTTGTGTTACATTTAACACTTCTTCTTGAGGTTCTTCCACCTCAACTTTTTTTGTTTTTTTTGTCATAATATAAAATAATATAAAATTAATAAAAAGAAAGAGGGCGGAGAACGTTTACGTGTATGCCGCCCTTTTTCCTAAGTTAAATGCTTACTACTTCATTAACATAAAGTTGTTAGCACCTTGAGTAACTAAACATCTTTCAGAAAGCATGTGTACTTGCATTACGTCTAAAGCAGATGTTGCAGCACCTACAGAACCAGTAACCCAAGACTTCATTCTTCTGTCATCAGTTTGAGAAGCTCTATACCTAACGTGTAAGAAAGGACGTCTAACAGCTGCTCCAACAGTTTGATCATAAACTGAAGAAGATCCAGCAGGTATAATAACACCTCTTAAAGCTTCAGATCCAGCTGTAGCATTTATACCACCTCTAGTAGCTTTATCATTTAAGTATCTGAAGTCAGATTTGTAGAAATCATAAGATCCACGTCTGAAACCAGAGAAACCTAAATTAAGCGCCATGTCCTCAGAGTTGTCAAATACTCCGTAAGAAGTACCTCCAGCTCCATGAGAATTCATTGAAGCTAACATGTCATCAATAGCTAAGCTAGTTGATCTGTTAACAAACATCATGTTTTCTTCAATAGCACCTTGTTTATCAAATTCTGCTAGTATAGCGTCAAATTCAGCTAAATCAGTAGCAGCGTTAACACCAGTTACACCAGTAGTAACGTTACCTCTGTTTTCTATAGCATAGAATAAACCTTCAGTACCAGCATCTCCTTCTGGAGATAAACCTAATTCACCATCAACGTTAGTTGAGTTAGAACCTGGCTCAGACTCAAGCATAGCCATCTCTAAGTAATCAGTAAACCTTGCTCTTGTGTCAGCTTCAGCTTTTAAATACCATAAGTATCCAGAAGCACCACCTTCAGAAGAAACTTCTATCCAACCAATTCTACCAGCATCAGATCCTGATACTTCGTAGTAATCTTTCATTATAATTGGTTTGTTAGTAAAAGTTTTAAATTTAGGTTCGTTAGCTTCATGTGTAGCTGATCCATCGTAGTTGTCTCCTTTTTTGTATTCAGAACCGATAACTAATAATGTAGCAGCACCCGCTGTTTCAGAGTGATTAGTTAATACATCTTCGTCGTAAGCTCTAACACCAATCGCTGTACCATCAACAGCTACAACCATAACTCTAGATACATATCCTGGAGTTGAAAGTAAACAGATGTCGTGGTTTCTTACACCGTGACTAGCAAGAGTGAATCCATCATCAGCGTCGTTACCATCAATATCAGTAGTAACAGTAAATTTACCTTTTGCACCTGATGAAGATACGTTACCATCTAAATCGATAGTACCTCTTAATGATATATGTAATCTTGATTGCTCAGACCATATAACTCTATCGGAAGTCATTGCTTCTTCCGCACCTACTTGGTTAAGGAAACCAGAAATTGTTCTAGGTCCGAAAACCTCAGCTTCTTTTTCCATTAACTCAGGCAGGTATTGTTGTGCCCAACCTTCAGTTGAGCTTGACGTAAAGTCAACATAATTTGAAGATAACGTCTGCTTTTGTGGAGCAGCAACACTATTCAAATTAGTTCCCGCAGTTATTGCCATAATTTTTAAATTTTAATTGTTATTTTTTGTTTTTAATTTTAAACTTAAAATCAGAAGACGTGTCGCCTAAAACTTTAAACTTCATACCACTTGTTTCTATTTCACCATGAGCTTGTCTTGGGTTCATTTCAACATTTTTAGATTTAGCGATGCTGTCTTTTAAAGCATCAGCTTTACCTTGTTCGTAGAAGTGTTTAGCTACGGCGTCTGCATTCATAGCTGTAAATAAAGATTTATGATAACCTTTGGCATCTTCCATGACATTATCTTTGTTCAAAAACTTTTTGACAAAGTTGTTTATGTCACTTTGTGTGCTTTTTACAGTATTAGCGTCTTTAACATTAAATCTATATCTTTTATCTCCAACATTATATTCAAAACCTTTAAAGTTTTTGTTAAAAACCTCATCAGTTTTGTTTAAAAATGTAGAGTTTTGTTTTTCATAGACTTTTTTGTTTGCCTCTGACTCTTTGTTGTATCTATTAAAGAAATCCATAGCCTTTTGTTGTTCTGGAGTTAACTTACTCCCAGCTTTAATTTCTTCATAGTATTTAGACTTCTGCCCGTCTAAGTGGGACCTAGCGCTGGCAACTTGCTCTTTTAACGCTAGCTTTTTTCTTTTAATATCTCTTTCATCATCTACTTCTTCGTCATAAGAGAATTGATCTTCCATAAGGAAGTTTATTTCATCGTTTGTTAAATGCGACTTTGTTTGTTTATAGTATTCGTATAAAACATCGTTATCATTTAACTTACTAATATCTTTGTTTAATTTTACGTAGTCTTCTAAATCACCACCTGTGTCTTCCATAAAATCCATAAGTTTTTGGATATTTTCTGGTAACTCTGCACCTGTTGCTTCTGCTTCTTCAACAGCTTTTACAACTTCTTCTTTAACCTGTTCTATCTCTTTTTGCTCTTCTTCTGTTACTTCTTCAATAACAGATGTTGCTTCATCTTGAACAACAACTTCTTTTTGTGGTGTTTCTTCAACCACTTCTTCAACGGTTGAAGTTTGTTCATCACTAACCACATCTGTTGTTTCTTGTTTTACTTCAGTGTCTTTTTTTGTTTCTTGTGGTTCAGTTAAATCTACTTTGGTAACTTCTTCTTTTTCAGTAGAAGTTTTACTCATATCTAATTTTGTAATTTCGTCTTGTTTGTTTGAAAACTTTTTCATTTTAGGTTTTTTCTTAACCTTTAGTTTACCAACCTCGTTGTCTACTTTAGGTTGTTCTTTTTTGGTAGTTGTGTCAACCACCTCTTTTTTAGTTTCTGCCATAATATAATATAATAATAGTTAATAAATTTTTTATTTAGGATCATACATACCTAAATCAAAATCACCAGTAAGTATATCATTACCTGCTGATTCAAATTGTTTAGGTGGTGTTCCTGTTTTTCTTTGGTCTATAAGCTCACTTTGTTGAGTAGCTTGTATTTTTGTTCGCTCATCCTTACGATCTTCTTTTAATTTTTCTTTTTCTTTTTGCCCGTCAACTTCAGTTCCTTTTAACTGCATGTTATAGTTAAACTCTAACTCCATTAATTGTTTTTTAATTTCTGCTTCTTGAACTAATCTTTGAGCGTCTAGTTCAGCTTTTAAAGTTTCTAACTGTCCTTGCGCGTTAGATATAGCTGTTTGTTTTTGTATTTCCATTTGAGCTGCAGCTTGCTGTGTTTGTGTGTTAGCGTTAGCTTGAGCTTGTATGTTTTGTTGTTGTACCAGTTGGTCTCTTTGTTGTTTTTGTTTTCTACGTATTTTTAATAAAGAGTTAGCTAGTTTAACATTTTTTATATCTCTAATGTCAATAGCGTCTTCAAGCTCTATACTTTGCTGTGCCAACGCTTGTTGTATATTGTTTTCTAACAACATTTTTTCTTCTTCATCTGGTGCTAGTTCTATAAATATACCAAAATCATACAAATGTAATTCTTTCATTTCGTCTAATGTAGCTACATTGTGTACACCTATAGACTGTATAAACGCATCTGCTGTAGGAGAATATTCTAATATATCAGATATTCTTAGTGATAAACACTCTGCTACTTCAGATGTTAAAAACAAACCAGACTGTAAAATATGTCTTGTTGCTGTATTTGAATTTGCTGCTGCTAATTTTTGTACACCCACTAAAGCGTTTTTGTCTGGTACGCTACCGTCTCTAGCTTCGTTTAATCCAGTTACATCTCTTATCATTTGTAAATAATAATTATACGTACCTATTAAACTTTGCATTTTAGCACCTCCGTTACTACTTTGTATTTCTTGAATAGGTACTTTACCTGGATTCATATCACCTTCACTTGTAAATGATCTACCAATAACAGAACCTGTTTGAAAAAACATGTTAAGTGCTTCTTGTGGGTTATAGTTGGTACCGTTACCTAAATCTATTTCAGCTAAACCGTCAGCATCTAAGTAAACACCATCTGGCACCATCCTTGATAAAACTTGTTGTAGTTTTAAATGAGTTAATTGTATCATGTCAGCAAAACCAGTTATTCTTCTAACTAAAGATTCAATTTTACCATTATACATTCTAGGTGCTACTATGGAATAGTTCATTTTAACTTTAGTAAAATCACTTTTAGGACGCATCATATTTTTAGCCATACCCCATTTAAGTAACTTTTTTGTACCTAAAACTAAAGCGCCTTCATATAGACACTCTATAGATCTTAGTAATTTAGCATAACCACCTTCTTTATTTTCTGGTGGATTAAATGAATCGTCTTTTGCTATAATTTTATCAGCACCACTACCAGTTTCTTTTACTTTATAAACTTCGTTCATGTAAGTTTTATAGTTAAAGTATAAAACTTGTATTTTATTTTTATCTGAGTCTCTTCTTCGGTTGTTTCTATTTCTTGATACGCCTTGAGTTCTAGATATCTCGTCTAACTCTTCATTAGATAAATGTGGAAACTGTTTAGCTAGCTCGTTTACAGGTATTTCTTTCACCTCACCTACATAATAAATATCATCAAAGTAAGGAGACTCTGTGTAAGAATAAACTAAATCAGCAGGATCAACGTAATCTATAGT